TTAGCTGACCTTGCGCACCGCGCTTCGGGACTTTATTCGGGACTTTTGGACCCGTTCGACCGCCGCGCTCACTTCGTCCTGCATGACGTGCGCGTATTTGAGCGTGGTCTCGATCTTGGCGTGGTTCAGCGCCTTCTGGACCAGCTTCAGGTTGCCGGTGTCGCGCAGGAGCTTGGTCGCGAAGTCGTGGCGCTTGTCGTGGAAACGGAAATCCTTAACGCCAGAGCGCTTGCGGCCGCGCTTCCACTGGGTCTTGAGCCCGTTGTAGGTGATCGGATAGCGCGATCCTTTGACCCGTTTGTCTTTGGTCCGCACCGCGACATAGGTGAATACGAAATCGGCATGCTGGCCGCGCAAAGGCCATAGGATCTCACGGATGACTGAGGTGATAGGCACGGTGATGCGGTTGTCGCCCTTGCCGTCCTTCACGATCAGCTTCGCGTCCCAATTCACCTCCGACCAGCGCAGGATGCATTCATTGAGCCGCAAGCCAGAGGCGTTCGCAAAATCCATGATGGGTCGGTAGTCATCGCGCGTCGCCGCATCCAGCCGATCACCTTCGTCACCATGCAGTTCGCGCACCCGCTCTTTCGGCTCCTTCAGCCAATGCTTCTTCCAGTCGGGTTCGGAATCGAGCCGAATGCCCCAAGCCTTGGCGCGGGTGAAAAGCTTCTTCAAAACTTCGGTAGTGCTACGGTTGACGGTCGCGTTCGAAATGAAGGGGAGGGGAGGCGCATCTTTCGGGCGCATCGTCTTACGATGATCTTTGACGCGGTGGCCGCGGCGCCAGGCCACCAGCTTGGTCACGTCATCGTCGGCGATCTCGGTCAGCAGCTTGTCGCGCCCGAAATAGCCGATGATCCGCGCAATGTCGCGCTCCGTCGTGGCCGAGCCCACGTGATGCCGGCCGATCTCTTGCCAATAGCGCTCGGCAACATGGTCGAGCTTTACCGAGACAGCGGCTTTGCGGCCCTCGATCGCCGCGAGTTTCGCCTTGTCTCGCTCTTGACGCTCTACGGCCTGGGCTTCTCGCTTGTTCGCTGTTCCAGTCGATCCATGAAACCTCTCACGACTGTACCAGAAGTCGAAATGCCAGAACGGCGAGCCTTTTGGTTTCCAGACAGACATAGCGGCACGTCCCTGCGTCGTTGGTTCTCAATAAAATCGTTGAGATCAGAATCGTCGAACATGCGGCGCGGGCGCTTCGACCCGCAACCGACGATGATGTAGCGGAGCGCCCCCGAGCGAACATGCGCGTTGAGCGTCTTGCGGGAGCACCGCAAGATGGCAGCAGCTTCGGCGGGGGTGCGGAGCGCATCCATTGCTACGCCGCCTCCGATTCGAAGTTCGGCGATTTGAATGCCGCCCATGCCTCGGTCACATCCGGATGCGGCTCGCGCATCTCTTGCCGGGCCCGGAATCGGGCGCCTTCTGGCCCAAGCCATTCGTCCGGCGTCTTGAAGTCTCTTCGCAGAATCCAGTCGACATGCGAGCCAGCGCTGTCGGCGTCCCACCCGTATTTATCGACAAGAAACTGCGCGAAGCGGCCCCAAAGCCGGGCCTCGTCGTCCGTGATGTTCGGCGCTGGGTAGGGAAGAAGCTTTGCCGTCGATGCGGAGCTCGCGATGTGATCAGCGAAACGCTGCGCGATCTGCTGGGCCACAGCCTCGCCGCCAGGCAGCGTGACGACCAAGCTCCATGCTCGGAAGAGATCGTCAACAACCGGATCGCTGGGCCACTCGTCGTCTGGGGCGACCTTGCGCGCGGGCTGTCGCCCGATCGGCTTTCTTCGCTGCTTGCCGTCGCTTCCGACGACCTTCTCCAACTGGGGAATTTCCCCGGTTGCGACGAGACGGTCCCGCTCTGCAGAAACGGTCTTGTGGTCGACTCCGAGCTCGCGGCCTATTCGACGCGCGGCCCAGTCCGGCGTTTCCTTAAGCTGTTGCGCGATCAAATCACGCACCTGGTCGCGGGAAAGATGCCGTCGCAGGATATTGTTCTTGCGGGCAAACGATCGCTTCTCCGACTCCGACAGGCCAGAGATCACGCGGGTCGGCGGCGGAGAATTCCTAAGCAGTTCCTGCCAAGCGCGATGCCGGTGATGTCCGTCGAGAATGTTGCCGTCCTCGTCGACATCGATCGGAACCTGAATCCCGCGCTGATCGATGTCCGCCTTCAGCGCCGCGAATTCTTCGGGCGCCATTTCCGGCATCACCTGATAGGGCTGCGATACCGTCATGTTCAGTTCATCCGCTCGACCGTAGTGCCGCTTTCAAGCGCCGCCACGACTCTTTTCAGAAAACTGATGGCGGGCTCGCGGCCCATCATTCGAATCGAAGCATTCAGCCCCGTCACCACCAGCGCGTCGCAAATCTCAAACGGCTCGACACCATCCGAATAAAGCGACGCCGCAAGATCGCGGATTGCGGCATGTGCAACGGACTCAGATTGTTGGTCGTCTGTCGACATGGCACGTTACTCAGCCGGCTGGAGTTGATCGCGCGACTGGCGCAACATGTGCGCATCAGCGCGGCGCATCAGCCACGGGCTGCCCTTCTTAGAAGAATTGCGCCAGATGATGCCGGCGCGCACCAGCGGCGCGAGAGGACCGTCTATCGCGCGCAAGATCGTGATCGGAGCGCAACCCGCCTCGGCGGCAAGCTGCTTTGCCCCTCTGAGAATATCTTTCATGTCCGTGTCCCGAATCGACGAAAAGTACGCAGACGCAACACGCAACGAGACCTTGACTGTGAAACGTGCACCTCGTATACACACGGCATGTGTCTTGTGTCAAGATCGGGGTTCATCATGAAGACGGTCACGCTCAGTACCCTGGTGGCGGACACAGGGGAGCCAGTGCGCACCATCCAGTACTGGTCCGATCTGGGCGTGTTGCGCGCCGAGAGGTCGACGGACCGACAGGGCCGGGGCAATCGCCGGGTCTATCAAGCTGAGCCGCTATTCGGCGAGCGTAAATACGCGCTGCTGGCGTCCGCAATGAACAAGCTGCGCATTCCCGTTGGCGATATCCGGTCCTTCATCGACGCCGATCGCCTATTCTGGCATCGGATCGCGTCCGTGCCTCCGGGTGGCGGTCTGCTCCTTCAGCCCGGAGATCCACCGGCGGTTGGCGGTCACCCTTATTACGAGGAAGCGCTTGCCGGCGCACAGGGCATCTACATGCTGATCGTTCCATCGGACAGCGGGCCACATCCGTTCCACGTCGGATATCTCAGGATCGGCGTAAGTGGCTTCAACAAGGAATTTGCGAAGGGCAACGATATGGTGATCGCCGGGATTGCCTCTCGCGCACCGTCATCAATCCTGCTCAACCTCTCAAAAATCTTCGCGCCGCTTTTCCCTGAGCTGCACCAAAAGATGGCTGAGGACGCAGAAAAAACGGTCGCGGAGTTTCTTCATTCTCTGGAAGTCGCACCTCGCGCGAAAGAAAACCGCCAGAGAAAAAGATAACCGCCGGCCGCGCGGTGGCGACCGGCGGCACGCATCCACTCTACATCAGCGTCAGGGCGTCCGGCTCCGTCACCGGCACGCCCTGTATGGCACCATCGGCGACGCGAAGCATTAGCTCGAGGTCGCATTTCGCCACCACAAACTTGACCTCAACATCGCGGCGTCGATCGTCTGACCGAAAGAACGTCAGTAAGAAGTTGCCGCCGGGCAGGTTTTGAATCCGGCCAATGCCGTTGACGAAATAGACCGGCGCGCACCCGTTTTCGATCAGCGGAGGCGCTTCGTCTGGAATGCGGCTCATGTGCGCGTCTCCCCAGTCCTGCTCCGCGGCTTGCGCGGGCATGCTTTCAGAAACGCCTCGTCGGCTTCGATGTATTCCTCGATCAGCGAGCGTTCCATTGTCACCTTCGGAAAGCCGCCGCCGAGGGCGAAGGATCGTTTCCAGTTCGCGTGCTGGCTGACTGCGGCAGGCAAGCGGATCTGGATTTCTGTGACCTTCAGCAGCAGATCAACAAGGCGGTGGTGCTCCTCCAGATATGGCGATTCCTCCACCGGAAACATCTCGGCTTCGCGATCGTCCACGATCAGCACCCCTGCACGATGCGCGAAGAAAACCGCGTCAAGGAAATCGAGCCGAGCGCGGAGATATCGCCGCTCAGCGTCGACTTTGCGCCAAGCCGCACTGCGGGCCTCGCGAGCTTCGAGTAGATCAGCGGGTCGCCGATCGACCCGCTGATCACGAACGGCTTTGTCTGCGGCGACAATCGGAACGATCCGGCGCGGCGTGCCGAATTGAATGATTTCTGCGCTCATGCTCGCACCGCCATCCGATCGAGCGCAGCCGCCGCTCGGTCGATAAAATCGACGAGCTGAGGCGACACGTCGCTAATTTTGGATTCGATCATAGTCACGTGACGCAACAGCGCGGCCCAGCCGGCGATCGTTAGGGGCTGGCCGCCGAGCCGCAGCGCATCGTCATAGATTGAGGTCACGGCCTCGACCGCGTCGTCGAGTTCGTCATCTTCCCAATCGCTTCTGGCCTCGACGGCACCATACGCCGCCCGGTGCCGCTCGATCGCGGCAAAGATCGGGTCAGCAAACTCAGTCCCAAGTTGGGACTGAGTCTCCGCCTTCGCGATGGCGAACGCAGCGAGATTCACGACGCTACTGGCGGCGAGCGCAGTTGCAGTGCCGGCCAGGATGGCACGGCGGGACGGTGTAGTTTTCATGGTGGTTGCCTCACTAGATCGGCTTCTTAAGGCCGCGCCGGTGGCAGACCGGCAGCCGGGAGTTAAGAACCCGCTAGTGAGACGGGCCGGTGGCCTTTACCTTTCGGCTGGACATAGCGCACCGCTCCCGGCCATGATGGCCGAGTCGGCGCACCCGCCAAGGTGCAGCCAGCGCTATGGAGCCCGCCAAGGCTCAGTCGCGCAGACGGTCACCGGCGCCAACCGGCCGACCGCTCACTAGTCCGGGTTCTTAAGCCCACGGACATTGAATCTGATTTGGAGATTTCCAGCAACGGAAAACGCGCCCTTTTCGGGGCCGATCAAGCCTTCGGCGCAGGCTGGATTAACGCTCCGGTCTCTTCGTCAACGGACAACCTAAAATTAAATGTGGTCGGACCCAGCCGCGTGATGACGTATCCAATGGCAATGTTTCCTGCTCTCATGAGCGGACGAAGCTTCTGCCCGTGAGCGCCGGTGGCAGCAAGCCAGACCAGCGCGGCAGCGACGTTTTCTGATTCCTCCCGGCTCCCGATGCGTCTCCTCCATCAGGCTCTTCACGACTAGCTGCCGGCTTTCGGAACGAAGGTCGCCCTCTATTCCTAGAGCAGCAAGCCGTGCCTGCCAGTTCTCTACAATTGCGTCCACATGATCTGCCTGCACGGCCATCGCGATCGTTGCGTCGCCGAATGTCGCTTCAATTGTGAATTCTGTCACGACGGACCTATCCCGCTCGATTCGACCGCGCTACCCTGAATTGTAACATAGCATTTGATCTCGCAAACGGGTGGAGTCGAGGGCATGCGTGACGATATCGCCGAGGCCTTGAGGCGCTCGATCGACAAGCAAAACGAACTTCAAGAAGCGGCAAACGACGTCATGCGCGAGCTCGTCGGCGCTCTTCAAGGACTGGCACAGGAGATTGCCGACATGCCTGCCGTTCAGCGCCAGAGAGAAAAGGAAAAGCGCGCGGCAATCAAAGCGGAGAAGGGAATCTACGCCAGAGGGGCGCCGCCGAAGCGGCGGAAAGTCTAGTCTCGCGCGCTAAATCTATAGTGCGGTTTTCTCATGAGCCTCACCCTTCGCCCGAACGAATTCACCCAGCCGGACTTCGACGTGATCTCGCGCGAGGATGACGGACATGTTCGCGTTGTCGGCCGTATCTATCACGCATGGCCCAAGCTGGCCGCTGGCTACTGGTTCTGGTCCGTCAATTTCTTTCACCGCAGAGGCCGATCTGAACCCTATCAAGGCCGTGCCGCAACCGAGGCGGAGGCGCGGGAGGCTTGGCGGGCGTGCTGGCAATCGGCCAAGACGCCGATAAACTCGGAGCCATGACCGCACCCGACCGCAAGCGTCTTGAAGCAAAGCTGATCGAACATCTCGAAGCGGCTCAGGCCATCACCGACGAACTGGGCCTCGATCAGACCGGCTACCTTGTCGAGCGTGCGCTGGACGATGCCCGCGCCGTCCATTGGCCGCACCTTGATCCGAACGCCGAGGCATTCCGGCAGCCACCAAAGAACCGTTGAAATGGCAAGCGGCTATGAGAAGTCGGATGACTATGGCGGGCCACCGCCTGGTCGATCTCTATTCGTCGTGACTGCGGTGGTCGCAGGCCTCGCGCTGGCGTGGCTATTCCTCTAAGCGCTTCCGCCACGGCGCATCCGGGTTCTTGACCTTGACCCAATGCTTGCACGGTCCTGATACATAGCCGCGGTCCCGCCGCTTTGAGACGATGCCCTCGAAGCCCATGCGAGAGGCCGCCGCAAACACTTCCACGCCATCCCCCTCCAGATGTTCGGAGTAGACGATTCCGGCGGTGGAACCGTCCAGCAGCTTTGCGAGAATTTCCTTGCGCATCGTAAGGGGAAGCGCGCGCAGGTCTTTCGATCCGAATTCCAGAAGGTCGAACGCGATCAGATAGCAGCGGGCGTCATGCTGGCGCGAATGCAGCAGTGCGAAGTCGGCAATTCCGCCCTTACCTTCCACGACGCCTTCGCCATCGATCAGGAAGCGCCTGGACGGGAGCCGCAACGCAGCCGAAGCGATAGCCGGATAACGCTCAGTCCAGTCATAGCCGCCACGGGTGATGATGCGGACGACTTTGCCGTCCCGGTGCACCATGAGCCGGTAGCCATCGTGCTTGATCTCGTGAAGCCAGAGCGGGGCCAGACGGCGCCAGGTCGGACCGTGTCGGGATGCAAGGGGTGGGAATGCCGGCCGGACGGCGGCCGTTCGATTTACGCTTAGCCCAACGCATTTTTGTCGCGTCTGCAGCCTTCCCCCAGCTTGCGCCTACACCCGGGAGTTGTCCCAATGGCGGCCCATGAGTAGGCTGCGCCAGAAAAGAGCGGGGCCGGCACCCATTACAGGTCCGGCCCCATCTGGTCCGCAGGAGATGTACGTTTTCACGCAGTGATCCGGCCCCGCGGCACGCTCGGGAATTTAAACAAGGCAATCGTTAAAAATGCAATACCCGTTTTCCTGCATGCCTCACGTGATGGGGTCGATTACCGTGACCCTGTCACCCGCGCGCCTCAGCCCATTTGTGCGCGAAGCGGGTGGCGACGTTCATCAAGGCCTGCGCCTCTACATCTGGAACGCGCGACTCTGCGAAGAGTTCTACATCCCCCTGCAATTAGCAGAAGTGGCGATTCGAAACACTATAGGTAGTGCCCTTTGCGATCATTATGGGCAGGACTGGTATGACGACGGCACGTTTATCAACATTTTGCCCGACCGGCATAAGCAGGAGTTAAGCGCCGTGGTAGGCAAAAAGAAGGCGAAACGGGGTGCAAATTTCCGTGTGGATGACGTGATCGCCGGGATGACCTTCGGCTTCTGGGTGCATCTGATGAAGCACAATTACTCATTCATCATGAAGCAGCGGGGCCTATCCCATTACTTCCCTGGGATCCCGAAAGGCGGTGACCGTCGTGGAATTTATGACGCGATCGAGGAGCTCCGGGACTTTCGAAAAGACATCTTCCATCACGAGCCGATCTTCATTCGTGGTCCCAAACGGCAATACGCAAACATCCGAGCGATTCTCTCATGGGTTTGCCCAAACACTCTTTGGTTGATGTCCGAATTGTCGAATCCGGATGTGGTTTTGCAGGCCCGACCGCGCTCGTGATTCGCTAAATTACCAGCAGCCCTTCCGGCCGCTCTTCACTCGAATAGATCGATGACATGCTGTTGCCTGCCGCCGCGCGCGCGACCACCATTGCGCAGGCTTGGGCGCCGTCGATACGGTCGCGGCTCTTTGACTTGGTGAAGAGACGATTGCCGGCGCGGTCAGTGTCCACGGCAACATTCTCGAAATTCCAGCGCAGCACCGGATGCCCGCCGTGGCGCAGCTTTCGCCCGACGATGATGCGCTCCAGTTCCTTGATCGCCGGCGCCATCGTGATCCAGCCTTGCCGCATCTCGACAACGGGAAAGCCGTCCTCGCGTAGCGGCGCCATGATCGCCTGCGCATAAGCCGGATCGAAAGCGATCTCGGAGACGGAATATTCATCGCACAGCCAGCGGATATGATTCTCGACCGCGCGATAATCCGTCACGTTGCCAGGCGTCGGGATGATGAAGCCTTCATCGGCCCATCGCACATACGGGACATTGTCGCGATCGGACCGCGCGTGCAGATTGTCTGCCGGACAGAAAAACCATGCGGCGACAATGTAGCCGTCATCCTCGTCGCGCCAGCAAGCGACCACGGCCGTCAGGTCCGTTGTCAGGCCAAGGTCGACCGCAACCCAGCACGGCTCGCCCTTCAGCGCGTCGAGATCGACCGCATCGGAACCATCGTCATACACATCCATGTCGACAAACGGCGCGACCGAATGCTCCTGACGGATGCCGAGATGATATTGCTGGAACGCAGCACGATCGGCCGGCCGCATTCGGGCTTCGTGCGCAAGCTGGCGCATGCCGTCGAGATCGGGATAGCCATGCCGCATGCCCGGATTCGCGGCTTGCCACACATCCTCGTCGGTCCAGTCGCTGTCTTTCGGTGCCTCGAAGATGATCGGCAGAAATGAAGGATCGTCGACCGCGCCGCTCGCGACCTGCTTTGCATATTCATAGATCGGATAATCAGGCGTATTGGTGCCGCGGCCGGCCGTGGTCGCGATCACCAGCAGCGACCCTTCGACCTTCACAAGCCCGGTGCGGATCGCGTGCCAGAGATCGATTTTCTTGTGGGCCCAGAGCTCGTCGACGAGCGCGAAGTTCGGCGTGCGCCCGTAGTTCGTGGCAGCGTCAGCCGAGATCGCTTCATAGACCGCGCCGCTCTTCGGATGAACGATTCGGTTCTTGAAATCCTGCACACGTGCGGCATTTGCAAGCTGCGGCGTCGTCTGGATGATGGAGATCGCTTCCTCAAACGCGATACGGCTCTGCTTTCGATCGGCCGCTGCGCTCAGCGCCTGACCGCCGGGAATGCGTTCCGGGCCAAAGGTGTGAAGTAGGGCAAGGGCGCCGCCCAAACTTGTCTTTCGGTTCCCGCGACCGACCTGAAGGTAAACGACGCGGACCAGACGGCGGCCATCGTCGCGACACGGACCATAGATGCGCCTGATGATGCGTTCCTGCCATGGATCCCATTGCGAGGCCTTGTCCGGCGCGCGGCTTTTCGGATGCCGCAGGAAGCGCAGAAACTGCATAGCGCGTTCGCCGAATCCACTCGGATCGGCGATCGGCGAGTTGTCAGTGAGCCATGCGGGACCGTATTTCGTCATCACAGGTCAAACGGGTTCTTGTCGAACAACGTGCCTTGCCCGGCCGGCTGCAGCGACTTGCGCGAGCGCGATGTTGGGGTCAGGCCCAGTTCGGCGCCGAGCCGAGCCACAGTCTCGCGCGAGGATCGCAACAGCCCCGTGGCCGGATGCGGCTTCAGGGCGCCGCCGGCACCCGCGACCGATGCGCCCTCCAGCGCGATCTGCAATTCGAGGCGGAGCGCCGTCGCCTGGGCCAGCACGTAGGACGTGACGAGCCCGCCCATCGATTCTTTCCATAGCCGGCGCTCGCGCAGATCGGCGGCGATCTGGCGCCACTCTGCGGCAATGTCCTCAGGCAGGGAAGCGGGCGGGACGGCCTTTTCGCCGACCTGTCGGCCCAACGTCTCGGAATTCTCCGAACCCTCAGCGCCCGACAAATTGTCGCTCGCTGGAAATGGTCCGGGCTCTTGAGCATTTTCATCCACAAGCCGCAGCTCCGGGCGCGCGCCTCTCATGTGCACACCATGCGCGGGTTGCCGAAGCCGCCATCCTGAGAGGCCGTCTTGGATGAATGGCAGGTCCGGCAAAGCGCCTGCCAGTTCGATCGTCGCCAGAACAGCTTCGTGTCGCCGCGGGGCGGCTGGATATGGTCGACCGCGATGGCGGGCTTGCCGCATTGCCGTCCGACGACGCGGCCCACACACCACTTGTGCTCCCGCAGATAGCCGGCCCGGGCCTTCTCCCAATTCGAATCGTAGCCGCGCTCGCGCGCCGATGGCCGCGCCTGCTCGATTGCGCGCGCATGCTGTTGCTGACAGACACAGCGCTGTCCGCCGGGAACGCATCGGCCGCAACCGCAGATCCATGGTGCACGCGTCGGCATCAGCATTCACCCCACACAGCTCATTTCGATGCGGATGCATTCCCCGCGATCGAAAACCGGTTGCACGTTCTGGATCGTCCGCTGCCTCCCGCGGATGTAGATCACATCGGTCGTTTCAGGGATGCGCCGATCGCTCGCGGCGATGATGCCGAACACCGGACCAGTCGGCAGTTGCCCGCCGGGCCATTGCTCGGCATTGAGCTGCGTCGGGGAGATGATCACCATGAAATTTTGTTGCGTGATCGAAGCGACCAACTGCTCTTCCATCATGGAACGGACCCACGCGCGGATTTCGACACGGACTCGCGTGATGGCGCCGGCGGTGCCGACCTGACGCTGCAGCCAGACGGTTTCGCCGCGGTGCTTGAGGAACCGGTCGAGCTGGGCCAGCAGGACATTCATCAGCGCACGCTGGCCCTCACGCTGACGCTGGTGTTGACGTAAGTGCCGACTGTCGTGATCTTTGCGCGCAGCGACGATCCGAGAACACCGTCCTGGGCGGTGTTGTCCGTCATTGAACCATCACTCGGCGTGACCTGCGTCGTAACCGGCGTCAGGCCGGACAGGTTGATGACCTTGAGCGAGCTGGTGGTGGTGAAGGCGAAACAGGCGATGTCCAGCCAAGTCTGCCCCTCGTCGAGCGTCGTCTGGATGTAGACCTTGCAGGATGTGCCGCCGGAACCATAGGCGAACTGACACTCCAACGTGACCGCCTGCATGCCCTCCAGATTCTGGATAGCGCTCTGAGCCTCACCCGCAAGCGCGGTCGTGATGGCACGAAGGGCAAGCGTATAATCACCGGCGTTCAACATAGCCTTCACCCCACGATTGGCTTGACGTGTTTGGACAGCAGCCCGACGATTTCCGGCGACATTCCGGAATGTGCGAGCCCGTCGAAATATGAAAATGATCCAGCGCCATCGATCTCTTCGCCGCGTACCTGAGGATCCCGTTGCGCACCGAACCGGTATTGCTTCACAAGCGCGATGGCCGCGCCTTCGATGTCTTCAGGCAGATCGGCGCTTTCGTATCCGGCCGTGTAGGTGACGACGATGGTCCCGGCCGGCCAGCATGACAGCTTGTTCGATCGCAGCCGGCGGACGATGCCATTGACGGTGTCGACCTCATAGTCACCCGCCTCAATCGCAACTTCACACTCGGTAATCGACGCAACATCGGCGACCGGATAGCGCGACAGCAGCACTTCATCCGAGCGCGCAGACAACCGGAACGTCTCGGCGACCGTTTCGCTAATGAAGGTGCGGTTGCAATGCTCGTAGATCGCTGCACTGGCCTGGGCGATCCATCGGCTCAGCCGCTCATCTTCCGAGCGGTCGGCGATTTCCAGCACATCCTTGACGGCGTCGAGCGTCGTCAGGTTGTGGCTTTCGGCCGGCGTGGTGATTTGCAGCATCGTTCAGCCCTTGCGGATTTCAGCGGACGCGAGCGGGCTTGCTCGATCTGGTCGGGACGGGCCATCACTTGCGCCACCCGCGTCCGCTTCCCCGCTCTTTCGAGCGGATTGAAAACTGCGCCGGCGGTTACGTCCGCCGCCAGCGCCGCGATGCCGTTGCCATGCTCAGCCAGGCATCTACTCTCGCCGTCGCGAGTATCGGTTTAGGCAACCGGCCGAACGTCCGGACCGCCCAGAATGGCAATCGCAGCGATCGGGCTGTTACCGGAATCTGCAGCCGCCGGCGTGATGGTCAGGCGCGTGTAGCGCTTGTTGCCGATGTAGCCGAGCTTCCGCGCAACGCCGTCATTTGCATGAGTGAAGCCGGCGGCCGATTCGGTGCCGATCAGATCGGCATCCGCAACGGCGTTCGCCGAATCCATGTTCGCCGCATCGCTCTCTTCGAGCAGCACGGTATAGGTTGCGTCCACATCCGACAGCGTTCCGGTAATGATGCCGTAGGTCACGCTCTGATAGCCGAGCCGATCGATGATCGAACCGACCAGTGGCGTGGTGCCCAGGTTCGAATTCGCCGCGGGCGCAATGACCGGGCGGAGCGTAAGGTTGTGTGCTTGGTCCCGCATGGGGATGTCTCCGGTTATTCGTTTGGAAGCGAGCAACTGGGGAATTTCCCCAGTTGCGGGTTAAATTGAGCGGTTAGCTCGTGGCGATCTTCAGCTTGCGGATGGCTTCCGGGCGGACCAGCCGTGCGCCAACACGCTTGCGCGCGTGGAAGCGGGTGCAGCCGGTGGTCGCCAGCGAATACGGGTCGCGCAGGATCGACAGGCCGACGCGATCGTAAATGCGGAACGCGCTGGCGAAGTCGCCGAACACCAGCGGGAACGTATCGTTGGTGATGTCCGGCATGTCCGGCGCTTCGATGATCGGGCGTCCGAGCAAGGTGTCCGGCTGGCCGGCCGCTAGTGCCGGCTGCCAGATATACTTGTCGTCACTGTCCTTCAGCTTGCGCAGAGCGGCGATCGTGAGCCCGGTGCACATGAAGACGCCGCGGCTGCGATAGAACGGATGCAACGCATACATCAGCGTGATGATGCCATCGATCGTACCATCGGCATCCGAGATCACCGCGGCGCTGCCCGATGGCGTGTAAGACACATTGGTGTCGGACATGAAGCCCAAGGGCTTCTTGACGCCGTTGCCGGACACGAAGGCCGCGCCTTCCAGGCGGCCGAATTCCTCGGCCACATCGAACGCGACTTCGCCGGCCACGTTGACCGCCGAATCCTCGAGCAGCTTGTTGCTCACGTCGACATAGCAGGTCATCTCATCGACGGGGATTTCCGCCTGCCCGTATGCCGATTCCGTGCTGGGTCGCGTCTCGGTTTCGCCGGACCATCCACCAGTCGGACGGCCGGTGCGGCGGGGAATGATCACGCTGCCTGATGCAGTCTGTCCGACACGCGCCGCGGCGCGGATCGGCGAGAACTGGACCAGATTTTTGTCGACCTCGGTCGTGAATTCCGGGGTGGCAAGATAGCCGCCAGCGGTGTCATCAGCCACGCGCAGCGTCTTGAACTCGTCTGCGCCCAGCGCCTCCCGGCCTTTGCGCAGGAAGGTCTCGAAGGCCTTCTTCTCGACCTCGTCGGTTTCCGACTTGGATTCGGTGCCGGGCCGGTTGCGCTTGGCGATCTCGGCGTCGAGCTTGTCGCTCAACTTCTTCATGTCGCCAGAAAAACCGGTCATCTTCTGATCGAGCGCTGCGCTCAGCGCCTCGATCGCCTTAACCGGATCGTCTTCACCGCCGGATGCGTCCTTGCGCTCCAGCGGCCAGCCGTGAAATTCATTCTTCAGGTAGTGCTTCATGCTCTTAGGGCCTCCGTTGCCCTGGTGATGGCAGCCACGAGCGCCCGCGCGCGCTCCGCGTCATGCCCCTTGACCGACGACACAGTTGCGCGCGGATTCATTGGGAAGGTAACGATTGAGATTTCAGGTAGGTCGAGCTCTTCGAGATAGCGGACACTCTTCGCGCGATCGTAGCGATCCTTGACCGTGCGGAATCCGATCGACAATCCGTCGAGCGCACCCGCGCGCATGAGCGCATGCGTCTCGCGTCCCTTGACGGTTTCGAGGATAAGGCGACCCTTCGCCTTCAGACCGCGGCCATCCTCCTGCAGGTCCAGCCAGACGCCAATCGGCTCGGCCGGATCGTGCTGGCGCAGCATCTTGACTTTGGTCGCGGGACGCCGCTCCAGCGACTTCGCGAACGCCGCCGGCAGGATGATGTCGCGGCCCAAATCCTGATTGTTGAAGACAGCGGCATACCCGCTGAATTCGCCCTCGTCGGACACGGCCTTGAAATCCATCTCGGCTGCAAAAGCGAAATGTGTTTCGGTTTTCATGCTGCCACCCGCGGCTTGGCTTGCTCGCGCACGGGCGGCTTCTGATCGCCCGGCTGTTCGGTATTCATCGGCACGCGGAAATCATCGCCGCCGTCATAGGGTGCACGGTTTTCCATCGCGCGGACTTCGTTCGGATTCAGGATGCCGTTGGTGATAGCCTTGCTATAGGCCTCAAACCGGGCGGCGATCTCCGCCTTAACCAGCTCGTCGACCATGAATTCCGGCAGATACTTCGCTTGATCATCGGTGCTCAGCAGGCGCGAGACCGCGCCCTGCCACAGCTTCATGCGGGGCAGGATCGTGAAGGTCAGGAACGATTGCGCCATCTGTTCGGAGTTGCCCCAGGTGGCGCGGCCGAAATCCATCAGCAGCATCGGCGGGACGCCGAGCATGCGGGCGATCTCTTGCACCTGGAAAAGGCGCAGCTCCTGGAACTGGAGATCGACACTGCTGAAGGTCAGCGGTTCAAACTCGCCACCTTCCTCGAGGATGGCGGTGCCGCCGGCGCCGTCGCCGGTGTGATTTTTCCACGACGCTTTCAGACGTGCGAGGCCGGTTTCGCTCAGCCGATTCTTGAACTTCAGGACGCCGCTCGGCCGCGCGCCATTACCGAAGAGCTTGGCGGCATGCATCTCTGCAGCCAGGCATAGCCCGATCGCTTCGCGGGCCTGCTTGATCGGCGACAGTCCGCCGAGCGCGGGAACATGCAGGATGTCCTGCCACGGATAGATGCGCTTGCTGCCATCCTTCAGCGCGACTTCGTAGGACGGCTCCAGTGTCTTGTCGTCGGTCTTGGACGTCACAGAGCCCGGCGCCAGCCGGATCAATTCGTGGATCTTGTCGCCTGTACGATTGGCGAGCGCATATCCGCCGCCATGCGTGATGGTGTCCTGTTCGAGTGCCATCACGAATTCGGCCGCGCTGGTCCATGCGTTCGGCCGATCGTGGATCAGGCGATAGAGCGGATGATCGGTGGCGCGTTGCTTGCCGCCATCGGCGCGGCGCGCATACAGGTGAAACGGAAGCGAGCCGAGCACTTCACTGCGGATGCTGACGCCGCGATAGACCGGCATGCAGCGCAGCGCGCTTTCCGGCGCGACGGCAATGCCGGCCGCAGTCCGCGCGCCCAGGTCGAGCAGCGCGGTGATATCCATTTCCTTGCGTTCAGATTTTTTGAACCAGCCGAACATCGTGTGATCACCGTCCCGTCAGACAAAATGGGCCGGTTCGAGGTGACGTTCAAAAGCGGAGAAGGATCAAGAACGATCATTGCGAAGGAACGAAATATCAAGGTGTAACAAAAGTGGTCGGAATCCGGCCCCATATCGCGCGGCGGGACCCCACGGTCCGGCCCCCCCAACGGGGAAAGTTGTGAAGCCCCCGCCGTCCTTAACCAATCGTCAACGGAATCGAGCGCTTCCTTACAATCTTCATGAGCTAACTGGATTGATCTATGAAGGACCGCAACAATCTGGGCCTGCAGCTTGACGGGTTGGTATGGCCAGGTGACGAAGCCGTTGCTCGCTTGCTGTGCGGAGAGTATTGCGCGTGTCGTGGTCATCACGTTCGCAGCACCTGTCCAATCGAGGCAGCCCGCGCAGTGCTCAAGCTTATCAAGGCAACGTCGGCCAGCCCGTTAGCAGAGCGGGCGTCCACCGCAATTGTCACTGCCGACAAGCTCAATGTGGTGGTGCAGGTGAAGCGCCACTAGGCTGGGCCTCAGGCTGGTCTACGTGCCTGCCGTCCTTGACGATGATCCGCATTGGCGAGGCCGCACCGAACGTGCCGAGCTTCCGCTCGTCATGCCTGCCTTGCTTGGCACCGCTCCACTTCGACGCGACTGCATCACGCAACCCGCCGCTTGCTCGCGCCGCCGCACGCAAATATTTTCGACGCTTGCTACTTCGTTGTTTGCTCATCCTCTTATCTCTCTATGTCCGTGCCGACTGGTGAGCGTTCGTTGGAAGGCCATAGGATGACACGCCCCAGCAGAGCCGGGAGCGTGTTCCCATGACCTTGACAGTCGTGCCGACCGGAGCCGCGCCCGCCGTATAGGCCCGCATGCTGCGCTGGTCGCGCATGCGTGAGCACCTACTGTATCGGCGATATCCAGTTCGCCGCTCGTCGCCCCTCGTGCCTTTAGGATCGGGGAGTGCGCTTGACGAGGCCCCACAGCTCGCAATTCGTTCCCTTCACCGCTGCCGTCGTGTCATTACCGACCAGCAAAGGGATACACTTCACACGGTTTGCAGTACGCTCCGCCTTGGCCCGATGCCGATCGCGGCGAGTTTGTCCCTCATACGGACGTGATGCTCGTCGCTGTATTCGATCAGCGCTTCGGTGGTGGTGAGCATCCGCAATTCGCAGATGCGCGCCTTGATGTGCGCCAGTTCGCGATCAGCCACTTCGCGCAATTCGGCGGGCGACGGGCGCCAGCGCGTATTGAACGGGTGTCCGTGCTTGTCGCAGCCAACGTCGTTTCGGCACCAACGCCGATAGGCCGATTGAACCGCCCACACCGGCAGGTCTTCGACGGCCATCAGGAGCGCTTCGCCGGCAGCCTCGGTTGCGAGTTCGTCCTGCCTGGATGACGGCAGCGCCATCATCATCTTCGCGAGCAAGGCCAGCATCTCCGCTTCAGCGTCGGCCGAATCCTCAGGTGTCGGACCGCACAGACGCTCAAGGTCCGCGATGTGAACCTTGATCTCAGCGACCAGCGTCGACGAGAGGGCCATCGATGCGGGGAGCGTCAGGACGGGACGCCATTTCCCGTCCTCGCCCGGCTGTGTCTCGCGCTTCACGGCGGCTATCCGCAAGGCGCACCATTCCGGCAACGACGGCATTGCCGCCGGCCGGCGCACGTCCGGAAGCCGGAACGGCTGTTGAATTTCGATTTCCGTAGGCATGGGGGGACTCCTGGGCGCGCAGCACCCAATTCCGCCAGGTCGCCGGCCAATCCAGCTTCGTGGCCCCGGCTCCGCTCTTGGCGAGCCAGAAGTTCCGGAAGCGCTCAGCTTCCGTTTCGACCCGGGCGGGATGCATTCCCTTGGCCCGGGCGAATTCGATATCGGTGGGGGTAGGGTGCCAGTCTGCGGACAGGCGCGACCCGCGCTGCGCGGGCAAACGATCGTTCGCTGACGAGCGTTTCCGCTTTTGCCCTCGCAACTCGAGCAGCTCGACAAGGCGGATAGCGTCGACAACGGTGCCGCCGGCAGCAAAGTGCGCAGCGAGATCGGTCGCGATCGGTGTGGTGGGATGCGAGAACGGCTGCGGAACGCAGCTTGGGACTTTTTCGGGACTTTCGGTGCCCAGTTGAGCACTTTGTATCCCTGATGTTCCGTTTTCACCGGAACGATCGGGAGAGGTCAATCCGAAAAGGTCTTTATTTTCAAGTCGGTTAGTGGTCGGAGCGGCGGGATTCGAACCCACGACCCCTAGTCCCCCAGACTAGTGCGCTAACCGGGCTGCGCCACGCTCCGACCGTTTAAAATCAATGGCTTAGCAAAAACCATTGTTATCCCAGTTTGCCCGTTGGGGAAGCGGCTGGGAAAGGTGCGCAATCTGGCGCCCCTCGGTTACCCGAGGCTGAAGCGGATACCCCGACCGGACCCGGCTGGCAAGGCTCTGTCTTCTCCCGCTGGGGTCCGAGCGCCCGTTGTAGTAGCGACCGCTACCCGGCTCTCCGGGCCGTTTGTGCAAGATCAATTTGTGGAATGCCTGGCGTGCCATGAAAAGCTTTGTCGGGGTACACGCCAATGAAGTCGCTCAGTTCTGTTGACCTCGAACGATATGCGCTTTGGTGCGCCCGCATTGCCGACGAATGTGAAGCAGCAAGCGTTGCTGCCGAGCTCAGAAAGATGAGCCGCGAACTGATCGATCACGCGTGCCGCGAGGCGGAGCTGCGAGCTCAGGAGCCCCTACAACGCGATGAGAAAGCGATCGTCTGAAGGTCCTGCGCAGCAATCGAGCGGTCCAAACCTTGGGTGGAGCATCCCTGCCGGCGCTGCGCCGACTCAGGCCGGCAGTTCCAGGATGGTATTGGCGCTGGCCTGAATGTCGTAAATAGCGACTTGGACCTGAGAGAACTTCTTCTTGATGATCAGGCCCTGGGCCTCCGCCGCTTCGAAGGTCGTGTAGGTCGCCTTGGTCTGCCTGTCGACTTGCAGGCGGTAGCGGCCGGCCTCGGGACGGCGCTTTTGCGATTGCGGCTCGAATACGACCTCCGCATCCGCCGGCTCTGCTGAAACTGCGGCGGTGTCTTTGGATTTCAGTGAAAGGGGAGTTTTGGCCAT